TGGTTGAATCTTGCTGTTAGTTACTGATACGGGATCTTCAAGTGAGACAAATCTATTGTTGAAGATATCAGTTCTGCTTCTAGAGAACTTTAACGTAGTAGAATTGACTCTCTTTACAAAGTAAAGTCCGGAATCAAATAGTTTTGTTCCTTCTACCTCTCTTGTTGCAATATTACCATTATCATCAACATAGGATTCTGTTACTATTTCTGGAGAGTAGTAAATAGCATCCCCCGTATAGAAACCATGCTCTGATGTTGATACTAAAAATTCATCTCCAGAAAAAGTTCCAGAAAATGTTATTGATCTATCTGTAGAATTTAGTGGTTGAGCTCCATATGAAGGTAAAGATGATGAAGAAACTAAGATTTCATCTTTATCTTTGTAAACGTTTTGTACGTTAGCATTATATAATGCCGCTGAGGCAAATGAAGAACCGCTTGTATTTGCTTTTAAAATATCTCTCTTTAGTTTATAGGTATCGGAAAGATTAATATCTCCCTGACCCTTGACAACAAAAGACTTTTCTGATTTAAAATCAATAATTCTAGATAAGTACCTAGAATTATTTGTGCCGATAAGAGTGATAGAATCGCCTATTTTAAAATAATTTTCTTTATAGACTGTTATCTGATATGTTTTATCTGATGAATCTATTAAAGAAATTTCTTTAACTTTATACGTCGAAGAAACATTATAAAACCAACTTTTTGTTTTGGTTCCATTATCAGAGATTCCAAGAGTTCTTATCCTTGCAGTATCTTCACTACCAAAATAATTTGTGTTATCTGGATAACTTACATTACTTAAAACTGAGTTTATTCTTACGGTAATAATTTCATCATTATTTGCAAAAGATCTTCCATATGCAAATGTATTGATGCCAACTACTGAAGCATCCTCAATTATCCCATTAACGTTAGAACATCCATAAAATTGATTTATTGATTTGGAAGTATACGAAATTACTCCAGAAGTTTCATCGTTATAGTTTACAATAAGTTCTCCCGAATTTGGAAAACCAACTGTAGAATCAACGTCGAAAACTGAAGTACCTGCTGATACTTGACCAATTATCCTTGTTGTTGGATGAACTGAGAAAGTTCCATAAGTAGAACCGTTTACTCCAATGTCTCTGGTATATCCTGCGTCTAAACTTAGTTTGTAAAAAGTTTCTCCAGAGTTGCTGAGTATTTTTTCTACTTTTGTTATTGGTGCATATGCTTTTTCTATTGTATTTCCATATGGATCCTGGAATAAAGTCGCAAGGTTTAAATCCTCAGGATTTCCACTTATTGGCTCTACAACAAGATCATTTGTAATTCTATAGTCGGCATTTGATGGCGTTAATAGAAAATCTCTTGGTTTTAGAACTTCGACATTTTCGTTATATAATGCTTTAAATAAAATCTTGAAGGAAGCATCTGTTCCCTTACTTAAGTAAAAATCTTTTGATTGCTTAATAAAAAGATTCTTATTTAAATCTTCCGACAAAGACCTATCTTCCAATCCAGGAAGAATTTGTCTTTTTGTTTTTAATAAAAATTCTTTCAGAAATAGAATACTTAAATTCTTTATTTCTGCACCCTTTTTGTGTTCAGTCGATACCGTGCTAGAAAATACTAGTTGTTCGGGATTTGCTTCTTCTTTATATGAAGAAATTCCACTAAATCCTCTAATACAACCAGTAAAAGAATTTGATGTTTTTCCTGTGTATGTAATTATTTCATCATCAATTTGGATAAGACCATAGGAGTCGGGAAACCCCTGAGTTCCTGTTGGGGAAACTGTAAAATCTACCTGGATTGTTTCATCGTTGAAAGAAATATCAGAGTTCAGAACAACAGATTCTGTTAGATTTGTTGTGTTGTCAAGTTTAATATAACTATCAATATTCTGGATTAAATCTATAGGAGCACCTTGATATTCCTGAGAAATATAATACTGACTCAGAAATTCTGAAATAAGAGGGTACTCCTCCCTAACATAAGCGGGGAGTTGGTTTTGGATGATAGTGTTAAACTGAACTCTTTTTTCTGTCATTTTATGATCTTACTAAATTCCCGTTATTGTAGCTTGATGATACGATGTAATTTGATGCAGATGGGTCTAATCCAGAAGAAATTTCATCAATAACCGTCTCAAAAATACTCTTACTAATATCTAGTTGCAAATATAAATCCTGTAATCCAACGACATCATTTGATTTTGGTGTAGCGGATAATTCAATAATTGTTTGACCATCTCTTAATTTTCCAGATATAATATTGATTGGATTAAGTGTTATAATTCCTTTTTTGTAGTTGATAGTGCCAACATTTCTTCTTACGATTGTTGGGGTTGTCGAATTTGCTGAAGGAAGAGTAAAAAGGAATATCGAACCAGTTTCTCTATCTGTATTTGGAATGTCTGAAAGATATACGTCTTGTTGAATATCAATAGTTCTAAAAGATGATGATTTTATGTTATAACCACTCATACTGTTAATATGAAACTCATTTCCAAATCCAATTGAGTATTCTGCAAACGTATTTAAAACGACTCTCAAATCTCTTCGTATTTGAACTGTTGTAATGTTTGATGTTACAGATTCATGACTATCATCAATTATTTTTAAGAATTTACTATACTTAAATCTTGCACCATACTTATTTAACTCACTAGATTCAGCGTACTTATTTGCATTCGACTGAACTACAGTAGATACGTATTCTGAAGTTGGTGCTAAGTTTGAATTATAGTAAACTTTTGAATTGACCTCTATGTAGAGATACTTGAGGTCTAAGATTTCTGGAACGATTCCCGCAACAGAATACTTCTTTAGTCTATTTTTTATATTCTCTTTGACCAGATTTGGTAGAAAGTCTCCAGTTCTTGGTTTGATACTAATGAATACTTTTCCATACTGTGGTGGAATCAACTCTTCTCCACCAAAAACTGAAATAGATTCTGTCTCTGGATAAATCTTTGATGGTATCAGAGTCTCATAATCATTTGCAGTAAGTGCTCTATTCTGTGAAGAATATATTCTAGGAGCAAATTTTTTAATAGACTCTACAGATTCAATATTTTCTCCACCGGAAGATATTAGACCAGTAGTTAAGAGTGATATTCCAGATGTTACTGTATACTCTACGGAGTTTCTTGTATAGGTAATTCTTCCAGCAAATGTAAACTGAGATACTCCGTTACCACTATCACCACTAGTTGTTATGTAATCTACATTGATATAATTGCCTTCTTCTAATTTTTTACCAAAAACGTCATCACCAAAAAATAACTCATACCTTTCATCATCTATCTCTTGTAAAAAGTATACTCTAGAATCTGAAGTTATATCAAAAAGACTATCTTGAGAGGAATATTTTACAGAACTTGTTGACTGTTGATTTCCTTTCACCGTTACGGAAATCAAATCAGTATCAATTCCAGAGTTTGGAAGAATGAATTTTTGATATGGTTGTCTTGAACTATAAGTAAAGTTTGAGGTTAATAAACTTCCTTCATAGATTTCAATATCATCAAATGATGCTATGCCGTTAAAAACGGGAACGGTAATATCTTCAAGTATTGAAAACACAAAAGACTGATTACCAAAGGTTCCTGATGTTGCTGCAATCGGACCTTTTCTTAAAGTTAATGATGCTGGGGTTGGTGTTATATTTGTTGCATCTACAAAAAAACTTATAGTTGCTCTCGATGCCTTTCTTGAGCGAGGTACATATCCGATGTTTCTGGCAAGAGATACTACATTTTCTCTGAGTGTTGCACTATCAATAAAAACCTCATTCGCAACCATGTTTGCATTATATGAGGTAATGTAGGTGTTGTATGCCAAAACATCAATAATTGTTGAGAGATTAGATCCCTCAAAATCATAGTCAGTAAAATTGGAATTTGACTTAAGATAATTCTTAAGAGTAGTTTTAACCTGCTCAAAGTCCAGGTTAGTAAAATTAGATAATGGCATTTTTACCTAGTTGGTTGCAAAACAAATTGTAGCTCCTGAGGAAGAACGTCTGCTCCAATAATTTCATATATGATGATTACATCAAATGAATTATTATCATAATCTGGATATGCCTCAACGCTTCTTAAAAGAACTCTTGGCTCATAATTTTCAATAGATTGTGTAATTTCATCTACAATAAAAGATGCTGTAATATCATCTACGTTCTCAAATAAGGTTCTAGAAACTCTAGAACCAAAATTTTCATCAAAAAACTTTTCTCCAGGAAGGGTAAATACAATATTTCTAATTGATCTTGCAATTGCGTTTTCATTTCTAAGCGCAATCAAATCACCGTTCAGGGGGTTTGCCTGAAAAGTCATACTGATATCTTTAAAACCTTGACTTACCCTTTCTAGAG